CCAACCATTACCTGGAACAACTGTGTTAATACCGATATTAAGCTGATATTCTGCGTCTGCACTACCAGCACTAGACTTAGTTGCGGCTGCATTTGCACTTAATGTTATGACATAACTATTCTCATCTGTGATTGATGTAATACTAAACTCATTATTAAGTTGTGTGTTAAGACTTGAATCACCAGTATTTGCATTACTAAATGTTACAAAATCTCCAGCAATAGCACCATGCGATGTGTCATTAACGGTTACAC